TACCGCGATCCCGCCAAAAAAGTGAAGGGCCACGCGGCCCAGAAGCGCAAGGAGGCTCCGGCGTCGTCCGGCGGCTCCGGCGCGGACGAGGACGATCTGGACGACCTGGACGACGACGACCGCCAGGACGCCCAGGAGGAGCTGTAGCCATGGCGCGCATGTTTGACAATAATTTCGAGAAGCTGGGCGGGAAAAAGACAAAGGCCAAGGCTGGAAAGCAGAAGGCAAAAAACAATCCCGCCGTAATCTCCTACACTGCCGTTGACAAGGATGCTCCTGAAAACGCTCAGGAGTTTGAATTAAAAAAGCGGGTAAAGTCTCAGGCTGAAGCGAAGCGCCTGGCTGAAGCGAAACTGCGCGAATTGAATGCCAAGGTTATGACGGGAAGCATGACGCTTGTCGGGAATGTAAAATGCTGTGCAGGCACCGTGATTGAGATAAAAGGCTTTGGAAGCTTTGACGGGCGCTTCATAATCGAGGAAGCCAAGCATTCTGTTGGCAATTCCGGATACACTACAGACATCCGCCTCCGGCGCGTGAACATGGACTACTAAGATGCAGCTTGACTTTAGAGGACAGGACGACGAGGACGGCCGCCAGCTCAGCATGGTGATCCGCGTGGGCGAGGTAACGGGCACCAATCCGTCGGCCCACAAAGTCTCCGTAACGTTTGACGACGACGACGGCCAGACGTCCGGCGAGCTCCCCGTCATCGTGCCCAACACGCTCGAAAACCACGACCACGCCATGCCCGACGTGGGCGAGGACGTGCTGTGCGTCTTCCTTCCCACCGGCACGGAAGAGGGCTTCGTCATCGGCAGCTTCTACGCCGGCAACGTCCAGAACCCCGAGAGCTCCCAGGACGTGCGCGCCACGAAATTCAAGGACGACACGCGCATCGCCTACGACCGCGAAAAGCATGAGTACACCATCGACATACAGGACACGCACATCAAGGCCGACCAGCAGAAAATCGAGATGGAGACGCCGCAGCAGCTCCATCTCACCACGCAGCAGCTCCTGCTCACCATCGGCGGCACCACCATGACGCTCAACGGCTCCTCGGCCCAGATCGACACGCAGAACATCACATTCAAGGGCAACATGGACGTGACCGGCACCCTGCACACGTCCGGCAACATTTCCACCGCTGGCGGAGTCAATGCCGCCGGCGCAGTCCACGGGAGCAACATCTAATGGGCGCTATCGGAGTTCTGGGCTATCTGCCGTTTATCTGCTCGGATTCTGTGGTCAACACCATCTCCGGCATGAGCCAGGAGCACGGCGAAAACTATGCGGAGCACAAGGTCATCGGCGGCAGGCCGGTGCTGGAGTGGGTGGGCCGGAACTCCTCGACATACTCCATCGAGATGCGCCTGGACTCCAGCCTCGGCACCATGCCCAGCGTGGTGATTGCCGGGCTGAAGAAGATGATGCAGGCGCACAAGCCGGTGCCCCTGCTCGTCGGCCCGCAGTACTGCGGCCAGGTGGTCATCGAGGGCGTCTCCGTCACGGGCGAGCACTGGACGGGCATTGGCGTCCTGCAGGTGGCCAAGGTTTCGGTCAAGCTCAAGGGGGTAAGCGATGGCTTCTTCTAGCTACCCTGTTGCCCTAAGCTCGGGCATCAATTTCTACCCGCAAACTGTCGCCGAGGAGGTCGTGCAGAACGTGCGCACCATCCTCGCCACCCGCGTGGGCACCGTCCCGCTGGACAGGGCTTTCGGCTCGTCCTGGGACATGATCGACCAGGCGCTGCCTGCGGCGATGCAGCTCGCCCGCGCGGACGTCTTCGACGCTCTCGAGCGCTTTGAGCCGCGCGCAGTAGTCGAGTCCATCCGCTGGGAGCAGGCTGAGGACGCCCAGGACGGCGTGCTCCATCCGGTCCTGACCGTCGGCCTTGCCGACGGCATCGACGGCGACGCTCCTGTCGAATGGGATGCAAGCGAGGTGCCCGACGTGGAGGACGGCCTGGTCACCGAGTCCGGCGCAATCCTCGACATGGCCGCCGTCACCCGCATGGTCTACGACGCTGTGGCCGTCGCACTGGCAGCCCAGAACGCGGGTTCCAATGCCTCCATCAACTCCGAGGCAATCCAGGCCGCCATCATCGCCCTGCGCGCCCGCATCGACCGGATCTACAACTCGACGACAACCACGCTGGACGACGTGCCGGACAACCCGCAGGACGGCGGCATGGTCGTGCTGCGCGACGACTAGCGGAGGCCTTCCATGGCAGACACGTCGATCGCCCAGACCATTGCCAGAGCCGTCGAGGATGCCATGGCGGCCCACTCCGGCGCCATCGCCACGATGGACCAGCTCAACATCCTGGCCGTCCAGCTCGGCAATCTCGAGGTCCTGACAAACCGCATCTACCTGTCCACCACCATATCTCTTGACGACATTCCCGAAGCAGCCGCGCGCGGGCGTGGACTTGTCGTGCTGACGGATTCAAACAGCTAGGAGGCCTCCCATGGCTGAAAAACTGCCCCGCTTCGATCTTCCGGAGGTCAACTTCCTGACGGTTGACACCGCCACCGTGGAGGCCGGCATCATCGCCGGCTACGAGCGCGCCGCGAAAAGGACGCTCGCCCAGGGCGATCCGATCCGCCTGTTCCTGCTGAGCGTGGCCGCTGAAATCTGCGGACTGCGCGCCGAGGTCAACATTGCCGCGCAGAACAACCTGCTGTCCTACGCCTCCGGCGACTACTTGGACTCCCTCGGCGCGTACTTCGGCGTGACGCGCCTTGCGGCAGTGCCGGCCAAGGGCGCCTTCCGGTTTACGCTCTCCACGGCCCTTGCCGACGACGTCCGCATTCCTGCCGGCACGGAGGTGACCAACGGCACTGTCAGCTTTGCCACGGACGAGGATGCCGTCATCCTCGCCGGCACGCTGGCCGTCACCGTGGACGCGACATGCACCGAGCCCGGCACGGCCGGCAACGGGTACACCGCCGGCCAGATCGGCACCATGGTGGAGCCCATCGCCTACGTGGCCGAGGCCGTCAACATCACCACCACGCAGGACGGCGCCGACGTCGAGACGGACGAGGCCATGGCCAAGCGCGTGCAGCTGGCCCCCAACTCGTTTTCCTCCGCCGGCCCCCGGCGGGCATACGTCTACCACGCCTACAGCGCCTCGCCGGCCATTATCGACGTGTCTGTGGACTCGCCGGATCCCGGCATCGTCAACGTCTACCTGCTCACCACGTCCGGCCAGCTCCCGTCCCAGGCGCTCTGCAGCGACGTCCTGGACGTGCTCAACGGCGAGGACGTCCGGCCGCTTACCGACGAGGTGCACGTCTACCCGCCGGAGGCAGTCGTTTTTGCCGTGGTGCTCGACTACTGGATCTCCGTCTCTGACCAGTCCCGCGTGGCCGAAATCCAGCAGGCGGTGACCACGGCCGTGGAGCAGTACCGCCAGTGGCAGTGCCTGCACATCGGCAGGGACATCGTGCCCGACAAGCTGGTGCAGCTTGTCATCGACGCCGGCGCATTCCGCGTGGATCAGTCCTCGCTCTCCCCGGACTACGAGCCGGTGTCCGCCACGCAGGTTGCCGTCTGCTCCGGCATCGTGCTCACCTACAAGGGGCTGACCAATGAGTAAGGCTTTCGAGACTCTGGCCGACTTTGTGCCGGAGCACATCGCCCGGGACGCCAACGGCGCCGCCTGCATCGCCGGCATCGATCCGTACCTGCGCGCCATCGCAGACGCCAGGGAGCTTCCTGCCCTGTACAGGCGTCTCGGCGAGCTGACAAGCGGCCAGCTCGACCACATGGCCGTCCAGATGGACGTGGACGTGTGGCGCACAAACTGGCCGATCGAAAAAAAGCGCAGCATGATCCTGGCGTCCTACGACGTCAAGCGCCGTGCCGGCACGGTCGGCGCCGTCAAGGCCGTGCTGCGCGCCCTGGGCGCAACCGTGCAGCTCGTGGAGTGGTGGGAGACGAGCCCAAAGGGCATCCCCCACACTTTCCAGCTCACGGCCATTGCGTCGCCCTCGTCCGGCAACTCGACGCTGACCGAGGAGGAGCAGCTTGACCTTGTGCGCGCCATAGACAACGCGAAGCCCGTCCGCTCGCACTACCTTTTTACCATGGCCACGGCCCACCAGTCAGGCTTTTTTCTCTCCGCTAACGCCCGGCACACGGTGTTTACCCGCGTGCACAACCTGTAGGAGACACCATCAATGGCAAACCTCATCGTCACCGACGCCGGCATCGCCGCCATCCGCAACGCCCAGGCGACCGGCACGAATGCCGTCTACATCGCAAGCATCAAAGTCGGCTCCGGCAAGTGGACGCCCGACGCCAGCGCCACGGACCTGCAGTCCGTCATCAAGGCCTACACGGCCATCGCCGGCGGAGCCGTGGGCGACAACGTGATCCACGTGGAGGCGGTGGACACCAGCGACGACTCCTTCACGGCATACGAGCTGGGCATCTTCCTGGACGACGGCACCCTGCTGGCGGTGCAGTCCGAAACCACGCCCATCCTCGAAAAATCCAGCGCATCGCAGGCACTCCTGGCGATCGACGTGCTTATCTCCGGCACCGAGGACGTCGAGTTTATCTGCCCTGACCCCAATTTCCAGGTGCCTCCGGCCACCACCGAAACCATGGGCGTCGTGGAGCTCGCCACGGTCGAGGAAGCCCTGGCCGGCACGGATGCCGTCCGGTGCATGACGCCGGCCGACGTCAAGGCCGTTGCCGACCTCAAGGCCAACGTCAACCACGCAAGCACGGCGGCGACTTTTGGCCAGGCGACCGGCGCCAACTTCGGGCACACGCGCCTTTCCGACTCCACCTCGTCCACGAGCTCCACGTCCGGCGGCTACGCGGCCACGCCCAAGGCGGTTAAGGATGCCAAGGATATCTGCATCCAGGCGGACACCTACAAGGTGGCAAAGGCAGGCGACACCGTCACCGGCGCAATCCACAGCACCTACGGCAAGGCCAACGCGAGCGGCGTGGTGGAGCAGTTTGGCGGCGAAATGGCCTCCAGCGACCGGTGGCGCATCGGCGCCGGCGCGACTGCGGCTGACGCCGGCTTCCTCGAGATCGCCACCGCCGACAACGGCAACGAGCCCATCTACGTGCGACAGTATTCCGGCGGCAACTTCAACACTTTGACGCGCCAGGTGGCCCTGCTGGACGGATCCGGCAAAACCACCTTCCCCGTCAGCGTGACGTGTCCCTCCTTCGTCGGTGCCCTGACGGGCAATGCCAGCACCGCGACCAAGCTGCAGACTGCCCGAGCCATCACGGTCAAGGACAACGCCCAGGCCAACGCAGGCCCTGCCCAGAACTTCGACGGCAGCGCCAACATCGTGCTCAGGCTCCCCGCTGTCATCAAGGGAACGCTGGACGGCAACGCGGCGACGGCCACAAAAGCCGTGGGCGACACCAACGGCGCGCGCATCGACACCACATACCTCAAGCTGGCAGGCGGCACCGTCACTGGCACCCTGGTGCTGAGCCGCACGACCGATGCCCAGGGCACCGCCGACAACGGGCCTGCCCTGGTAGTCGGCGGCACCCGCGCCCAGAAGCACATCGAAATCGACAACGACGAAATCATGGCCAAGGCCAGCGGGACATCGGTCAGCCCGCTCTACCTCAACCACAACGGCGGCGCCGTCTATGCCGAAGGCGTCCGCGTGGCCAAGGGCGCAAGCAAGGGCGGTACGGCCAAGGGTGTCTACTCTGACGCCAACGGCAACCTGCAGCCTCTGTCCGCAACCGTCGGCGGTACGGCCAAGGGCGTCTACCTCAACGGCGGGCAGGTGACGGCCATGTCGGCGACCGTCGGCAGCGCCACAAAGCCCATCTTCTCTAATGCCGGCACCCTGACGGCATCCAATGCCAACGTGGGCAACACGAAAACGCCGGTCTACCTCAACGGTGGCCAGATCACGCCCTGCGACGGGTACCCCACGATTGCCATGGCCCCCAACTACCCCGTCGGCGTATGGCGCAGCGCGAATACGACACATACTGCAGGCACCAACGGATTCATCATCGTAGGCGGCGGCTCGCACGTCTGGATATCGACTGCGACTTTCGACAACCAGTACTGGAGCTACTCGTCGCACCAGAACAAGACCCTCGTTTTTCCTGTGGCAAAAGGGCAGACCTACGGGTCCAGCACTGGCTGCCACTGGATCCCGGCAATGCAGTAGCGCAGGTGCATGATGCTGATCGTTGCAGGCCTCCCCGCATCAGGCAAGAGCACGCTGGCCCGCCGTTTCGGGCGCGTGCTCGAGTTTGACGACGTTGCGGAGCGCTTCGGCCTCTACGGGGGCGGCGAGGAGGCCCGGGAGATTGCCTGCCGGCAGTTTGCCCTGCTGGCAGGCACCGGCCTCTACGATGCGGCGGTGGACGTATTCCAGAGCAGGGAGAGCCGGAAACGCATCCTCGACGTTTGCCCGGGAGCGGATCTGGTGCTTGTGCAGGCGCCCCTCGAGGCCTGCCTTCGGCGCAATGCAGTGCGCCGGCGCAGCCGGCTGTGCAACGGCGAGCTGATTTCGATTGCGATGCAGTTTGAGCCCATATCTCTGGACGAGGGCTTCGGCTCTGTTAAAATTTTCGACAACTCAAAGGAGATCACAATGGAAGAAAGCAAGATTTGGCTAAAAGTGATTGACGGCCAGGTGCGCGCGTTCGGCGACGAGGCCGCTTTGGCCAGCATTGCCGGCGGGCGCTACGATGCGGTGGTGAGCGCTGAGGCCTGGGAGCGCTGCGGGTGCGTCGCGCGCCTGGAAGGCGGACGCATCGTCCTCGGCGAAACTGCCGAAATGGCCTTCCAGCGCAATGCGGAGATCATCCGCAACGAGCGCTACCTGCGCCTGCGCCAGTGCGACAAGGTCAGCCCCATGCGCTGGAACGCCATGACAGAGGCCCAGCGCCAGGCATGGACCGACTACCGCCAGGCTCTGCTCGACATCCCGCAGCGCCCCGGCTTCCCCTGGGGCGGCGACGTGGAAAAGGCTCCCTGGCCCGTCAAGCCGGAATAATAGGAGGCGACCATGGCAGTCACAGACT